GATGTGGCCAAGACCATTTCAGAGTTTATGAAAGAATATAAAACAATGCCTGAAGAGCAGCGAACAAAAATCTTGTTTGTTATAGACTCGTTGGGTATGTTACTTACTCCAACTGATGTAGACCAGTTTGAAGCTGGTAACATGAAGGGTGACATGGGTCGCAAGCCCAAGGCACTTACTTCGTTGGTGCGTAACTGTGTCAATATGTTTGGAAGCTATAATGTAGGAATGGTGTGTACCAATCATACTTATGCGAGCCAAGATATGTTTGACCCAGACGACAAAATCTCCGGCGGTCAAGGCTTCGTCTACGCATCATCCATCGTGGTTGCTATGCGTAAACTGAAGTTGAAAGAGGATGAAGACGGTAACAAGACTACGGGAGTAAACGGTATTCGTGCAGCTTGTAAGATTATGAAAACTCGCTATGCCAAGCCGTTTGAGTCAGTGCAAATTAAGATTCCGTATGAAACAGGAATGAATCCATACAGCGGGTTAGTTGATTTGGCTGAAGGCAAAGGGTTGTTGAAGAAGGACGGCAATAGCTTGGTGTTTACAATGGCTGACGGCACTGTGATTAAACAGTTCCGTAAGGCATGGGAAAGCAACAAGGACGGAACTCTTGACAAAGTGATGGCTAACATCTCAGCTAACCCTACTAAGAAATCAGTGGTGGTAGCAGAAGTGGCTGAAGAAGATGTAGCAGGCTAAATAACATTTTACCCAAGGATAGTATTATGACAATTGAAATAGATGTGTTATGTGAAATGTATTCCAGCTTGAAACAATATATCCCCGCGAAGGATAGGCAGGAAGCGGCTGATAATGTCATGAGTATCCTAGTAGATCTGATCTCTGATGAAGAGCTTAAACTGTTAGGTGCAACTGATTCAAAGATGGCTAAGGCATTGAAAACTTATGCCATCAATGATGAAGATTTTGATGACGATTACAACGCTGAAGACGACGAGTAATCAACAAGTGAGGTCATATTAATGACTTGGTATACTAAGGTGACAGCAGACATATCGCGTCTGCCAGAATTTATCGCATTTTATGAAGCAGAGCTGCAGCAAGCTAAGTATGATGTAACAATTCATGGAAATGTCGAGAAAAGCATTTCGGCACTGCCAGGTATCACTGAAGTAAGATTCAACCAGCTTCAAGAAATTGAAGCTGTGTTGCGATTTTTAGAGCTACAGCTTAGAAAACTTAGGAGAACATTCTTTCAAAAGTATTTGGAGGGGTATAACAGAGTGCTGACTAGCCGTGATGCTGAAAAATATGTAGACGGTGAACCTGATGTGATTGATTTTGAGTGTATCATAAATGAAGTTGCGTTGATGCGAAATAAGTGGCTTGGCGTCTTAAAAGGAATAGAATCTAAGAATTTTATGCTAGGCCATGTATGCCGTCTTAGAACGGCAGGGATGGAAGACATCACATTGTGAAATAATGCTAAATAGTATTATACCATTAAATGGATTCCCTATGCGACATTTATTAAATAAACTAGACCTATTAGAGGCTACTCTTACACCAGCACAAATAACAAAATACCCTGAACGAATCGCAGCTTTCTTAAAGCATATTCGAACAGGGGGTAAATTTTACACTGACGCTGACGGCGTTGAAGTTATTTTAGATCCGGCTGAAGCAGACCGTTTTGAAGAAATGATCTCAAACAAATTGTTTACTGGCCGCGTCATGGGAACTGATATAAATGGTAAACAGTGGCCATTAAGCTCATTTAGAAAAACATCAGAGTTCGGCGGCGCCTCTGCTAAACCAGGGGATGATGCAGACACTTCTGAAATAAATAAAGAAGGGGTATTAGTTAAGCCTGGACAAATTGGGTTAACAAATAAATTCATTCCTGCGTCTGAGTTAGCGGACGAAATAGCACATAACTCAGTTTTGAGTAGCACAGAGTATGGTAAGGCAGTAATTGAAGTAGCCAACGCATTAGATAATGGCCTTCCTCCTACTATCCCACAAGAGTTCGTTAAAAATACACAAATTAAAAAAGCTATTGTGGACTATGCTGGGGAATATTTAGGAGTATTGGCACTAGTCAAAGGCAGGTCAAAATTTAAAAACATTTCTGGGTTTTTAGATTGGCTTGGCGGGGATTTAAATGCGTTAGTATTAAATTTTCCAGCAGCGTCAAACAACCCACTTGCAGATAGTTTTGCCTCTATTGTTAACCCAACAACAGAGCGCCAAGTTAACATATCAAGCAAGGGTTCAAAGGGCGGAGCCGCACCGAGTATGGGCAGTTTAGTAATACCTGAATCTCTTCGTAGTAAAAAATCTAGTAAAACTGCAGTAGATTTGATTGATTTATGTCAAAATAAAAGCCTGCCCTCACCGCAATCAATTAGTCAAGTATTTCAAGCAATGAACTTATTTTATGAAAGAATTCCAAATAAAATTCCATCAAAGTTTCATAAATTTCTGCCCTGGTCATTGTCAATAATAAATGAAATAAATGATAGTTTAAAAAATGGTACCACTATGCCCAAATATGCTGAATTATTCATGGGATTAAAAAGTCGTGGTGAGGACGGAGGCAAACTTACCTATGTTACTAAACAAGCAGTAATGGATATAGTTAACAACGGAGCATTACCAGAATTTCAATCAGCTATATTAGAAATTCTTGGGTATAACTTTATTCAACAATACACTGATATTGAAAATAAATCAGGCGAATTAGTTTTTAACACACAATGGCCGGCCCAGCTTGATGGGGTAGTAACATTAGAAACTAAATCTGGAGCCACTGACCCAACTAAGGGTGGATTTAGTTTCAAGTTAAAACCAGCTGGCTCAAAAGCTGATGACATAGAAGAGCCCGGATCGGCTGCTGACACTATTTCTGCTTCAGAAAAAATAGCGACTGCTAAAATTGATAAGGTGCTAACTGGGCATACTGATGTTAAACTGTCACAATCTTCCCCGCGTGCCAGAAAAGACGACGCCCCAAGAGCGAGAAGAAAATAATGTCGTTTGTAGACACCTTTAAGGACAGATACGATAGTCATGATCACTCATTGCGAGTGTTAGAGATTCTGTCAGGATATGACAGCTTTATGGACAGTTTGCAGGTGGTGGCAGATATGGGCTCTGGGCATGGGCTTGACATAAACTGGTGGGCAACTGCAGAAACACGCGACGAATACCCACAACCTTACAACTTCACCTGCTATGCGGTGGACAAGGACCACAGTGGAAACGACTACGAGTTGCCAAACTTACACAAGATAACGGGCAACTTTGAAGAGAGGCTGTTGCCCAGAAAAGTTGACTTGATGTGGTGTCACGATGCGTTTCAATACGGCATCAACCCGCTAGCGACGCTGAAGTTATGGAACGAGCAGATGTCAATAAACGGGATGCTGGTCATCATAGTGCCGCAAACATTCAACTATCGCTTCAATCGTCTTGTCAATAGAGTCCACGACGGATGCTTTTTCACTTACAATATATGTAACCTGATTTACATGCTGGCCGTAAATGGATTTGACTGTAAAGATTCGTATATGTATAAGGAGCCCAACGATCCTTGGATACACTTAGCGGTATATAAAACAGAGACCCCACCTATGGATCCAGCAACTACACGCTGGTATGATCTAGTAGAAAAAGGGATGCTTCATGACTCGCTTGCAGCGTCTGTGAATAAGTTTGGCTACTTGAGGCAGGAAGACATTATTTTACCATGGTTGGACAAGCAGTTTTATTTTGCGAAAGATTAAGACGTTATTCTAACTTTTTCACTCAAAAGGATAAATAAAATAAGAAGTGATTGACTTCAAGGATAAATAACTGTATACTTAATACTTAACATGAACACTAACTCGTCATCGTCATTGAAACTTTCAACTATACGCCCTACATGGCGCCTGGCTGGGTCGTCTATGACTATGCCTCAGTCACCGGTGGGCTATACCTTCGATGTCAATTACATCAATGCTGTCATTAAAAGCATTACAGGTAATAACACATGTGGCACAGGGTATAGAGCAGAAGAGTTGGGTAGTTTAGCAGGTAGTGGGTTCAGAGAAGGAAGCGGTATAGCATAACAGCACATACCAAACAGATTCAAAGAACCCTAGGAACTAAAAGACCTAGGGTTTCGTATTTTAGCAGTAAATAGAAAGATTAAGATGAGTGAGAAAGAACATAAGGAAAAACAACAACGCGAGTGGGCAGTAAAGTTTACGCTAACTGAAGAACAGAAGCGTGAGTTGTTTGCCGGTAAACTAGAAAGAATGCAACTGTATCGTCGTGCTATTCACAGTGTGAAACACGGCGACAAAAAAGTTAGTTAGATTAGATATTGAGAGATAGAATAGTGTGAAGTATTCCAGGAACGCGGCCTGGGCCCTGCACTTTAAACATGGGGAGAACGAGGGCGGCCTGGAGGATGAGAAGCACCTTGTGTGGTGTGCGAAAAAATCCAGTGTATTACAGTGTTTTAGTGCGAGTAACTGAGCAGGGCCATATGACGGCAAGGCCACGAAAGCAGCAAGAGCACTGTAATACACACATTGGTAACAGTGTGTGGAAAAAGTGTTGACACCAGCCAAGAACTGCTGTATAATACTCACATAAACTAGAAAAACTAGTGTTTTCAGCGTAAAAGCGTAGAAAATAACAGAAAAACTAGTTGACAGTTAGTATGAAAGGTGTTATAATAAACACATAGCAGGAAATGATAGAGTTACTTGCTGTTAGTTCTTTAAAAACATAAGTAGATAGATTCCTTACATTAGTGATGTTTTACACACTCAATCGGGAGATTACAGTCGCCACAAGCGGGTGTAAGGGATCATTTTGAAGGACACTGACGAGTCGGTCTAGTAAACCGAAACAGCAGCAAATGACTTGGTATCTGCTTCGACCAGTGTCCTTCAAAATGATTTTAAAGTTTGAAGAAGTTATGAATACAGTTGGCGAGAAGTGTTAACACCCGGATTTTAGATTAGTAAACTGTATTCAACTAATTTTGATTATAAGGAGAAGTTGATGAAACCAAAATTATTGTATTACATCTGGGGTGGCCAGAGATTCAATGGCAAACGGTACGGAATGTACAGTCGAGATGGAAGTCTTGACAACTTAGAGATTATGTTTGATCTGGATGATCAAACATAGAGATTGGTCATGGTTTAAATGGTTACATCAGTTGTTTACAGGTCATAGAATTGAAGGCTTCACCTACGCGGGTGTGGAGGTAAATTCAAACGGGACTGCTACTCCAAAGGTAGATATGCGAGACTCGGAATCTCGGATGTAAACAGCACAATACTACAAAGGGTTCTGCAGAACCTAGGTGTGGGTCACAGCTTTTACTAAGAGCTTTACGGTTCGATTCCGTGTAGTATTGGATGTATTCATTTTAAAATTCACTATAGGTTGGGCTCATAAAGCTAATGAGCTATTTGGGTCAAATGGACCGGACAATTACCG